GCGAGGGATATTTTGTTAATCCGCGACGTGATGAATTCGTATTTAAATACGAAGACTATATTAAAAAACTTTTGGAGCAAAAAGATGACTAGAGATGAAATGCTAGATGCACTGCGTCAAGGTGTATCAACTGTGACATTCACAAAAGTGAATGGTGATGAACGTATTATGGAATGTACTCTACGTAGTGACATGATCCCAGAGGATCATTTGCCAAAAACGGATACAAATCTGACTGATGGTCTAGATCGTACAATCGATGTGATTCGTGCCTACGATGTACGTGCAGCTGGATGGCGATCGTTCCGTGTAGAAAATGTGAAATCTTTTGCATAAAACTGTGTACAATCCCCAAAAAGCAGTGTATAATACATATTATATTATGAAAAAGGATTGAGAACTATGGGTATGCCAGCATTAAAACGTAAGAAAGTCCGTGCACCTATTCGTCGTAAGACAGGTCTAGCGGCTGTTCCTATCGATAAAGGATGGGAAGCAATCAAATACTACTTCCACTATGAGGTTGATTCTAAACAAGTGGCGGAAGTAATCAAAGCTTACGTCAAAAAGAACTGGTCTAAAGCAGATGCAAAGTCTGCACTGGCATGCCCAGAGTATAAGTTCAAGATGTTCTCACACTACGCTGCAACGGCGTTCATGCTTGACAATCCATCGTTTGAGTTTGAGGGTAAGCTGGCCGAATATCCAGTTGCCCTCAAACGATTCGTTGATGGTCTTGTTGAAGAAGGCAAACCACTTGTCAAAGAGAAACAAGAAGAGTTAGCATCTAAGAATGTAATTGTACTCACACCACAACAACGCATGGAGAATAAGATCCTTGAGACCGTGGGAGCTGATTTAGATGAGCTCGAAGATCAATGGATTATGGGTGAGAAAACCCAACTAGATATGTACAATGCTATGCAACGTCACGATCTAAAAGGAATGGCTGTACCTTTCCTTGTGAAACGATTGACTGTATGGCTTGAAGAATACAACGATGCTTATAATAAAACCTGTGACCAAGCTGTTGAGGCATACTCACACATCACACGTAAAGAGCAGAAGCGTCGTATCGATGCTATTAATAAGATGCTAGAAGATCTTGAGAAATTCAAGAACGCAGCAAAAGCTAAACGTGCACCACGTAAGCCTAAGGTGAAGAGTGCAGATAAGCAAGTAGCAAAGATGAATTATAAGAAGGAAGATAATGACTTCAAGATTGCGTCAGTGAATCCTACTATGTTGGTAGGTGCTGGTAAGGTGTTCCTATTCAATACCAAGTATCGACAGCTGATATGTCTCATCACTAACTCAGCGAGTAAGGGGTTTGAGGTGTCAGGTTCAACCATTAAGAATATTGATGAGTCTGTCTCTTGGAAGATGACACTGCGTAAACCTGAAGAAATGCTTCCGCTAATTTTATCCAAGACTGCAAATCAGATTGACAAAGCAATTGGCAACTTGACTACTAAGAAAGCTAAGGCCAATGGTCGTGTCAATAATGAGACAGTCATATTACGAGTATTATAATGATTGACGAAGATACAATTCTAACAAAAAAACGCTTCGCCAGAATGGTAGAGGAATGTGTAACAAAGAAGTCTATGTCCTATATGGAATCGATTCTACATATCTGTGAGGTACGTGGTTTGGATCCAGCTGACATTAGTAAGTTTGTCACACCGCCTATTAAACAGAAACTCGAAGCAGAAGCTATTGAACTAAGATTAATACAAGGTGGAAATCAATTACCGGTATGATCATGATCGAACCATTTGAAAGTTATCGTTATTATCAAGCATTAAAGTTGCACTTTGAATCTGATAGTTACGATGCAACAAAATATAATTATAAGACTTCGGCAAAACCACAATCATTTTGGAAACGTAAGGACAAGTTGTTCTTTACGAAGGTTGGCCGCAAGTTTAAAAAACCTATTGACCTAATCAACTTCTATGTTGCTAACTTTGTTAATGACGTGAAGTGGGTTGGTGAAATGTTGGACGCTGATTCTTATGACAAATGGCAGAAGAAGATACAGTCCATCTCATATATGTTTGAACAAGACCTCTATAAGTTGTCAGAGCACGTCGACACTTTTGACGAGTTGTTCAACATAGACGTGCATCCATTTGTAGTGACAAAGTTTCTTGAGGAAGAGATTAATCTCGAGACCGTTGTCATTATAAATAAGCTTACAGGCTTTATGAACAAAGCCGATAGAGAAATCACGGAAACCATTGTGTGGCCTGATGTCTCTAAAAAGATCCGAAAGTACGGTCCATTCATTAATGTCGATATGAATAAAATGAAAAAGATTGTACTTAAGGTGTTTACATCATGATACAAACATGATATAATATAACTGTTACATTATGAATAACGTGGATAAAACTAACATACAAGGAAAATACAAATATGTCTTTTGCAAACCTCAAAGGCCGTACGGCCGACATCTCTAAACTCGTTGCTGCAGCTGAGCAAGCTGGTGGTGGCGCAAGTCAAGAAAAGAAATCCTACGTTGATGATCGCTACTGGCAGCCAGAAGTAGATAAGTCTGGTAACGGCTATGCTGTTATTCGATTCCTACCTGCTGGTGAAGGTGAAGATCTACCATGGGTACGTTACTGGGATCACGGATTTAAAGGACCTACTGGTCTATGGTATATCGAGAACTCTCGTACCACTATCGGTGAGAACGATCCTGTATCTGAGATGAACTCAGTACTATGGAACTCTGGTAACGAAGATGATAAGAAGATTGTGCGTGAACGTAAACGTCGTCTGCACTATGTTTCTAACATCATGGTAGTGAGTGATCCTGCTAATCCATCAAACGAAGGTAAAGTCTTCATGTACAAGTATGGCAAGAAGATCTTTGACAAGATTATGGATGTAATGCAGCCTGCGTTTCAGGACGAGCAACCTGTAAACCCATTCGATTTCTGGGAAGGTGCTAATTTTAAACTTAAGATTCGTAAAGTTGAAGGTTATCGTAACTACGATAAATCTGAATTCGATGCTCAATCACAGTTAGCTGATGATGCAGCACTTGAAGGTATCTACAATCGTCTCTATTCATTGAAAGAGATTACAGATCCTGCCAACTTTAAATCATATGAGGAACTTAAGGCTAAGTTAACTCGTGTACTTGGTGAAGAAGGTGCAGTATTGACTACTGCTGAGTCTGTGTCACTAGATGAACCAGCTCCAGCTCCAACATTTGGTGCTGCTCCAGAGCCTGAAGTACATTATGCATCTGCACCGGGTGAAACCGCGGTAGCTGATGATGACGATGATACTATGTCTTATTTTTCCAAGCTTGCAAATTCGTAGTGCTGAGGAGGTGATGAACACCACGAACTAAGCGAAAGGGGTGACTGGTCCGGACAGTTGCCCCTTTTTTTATGGCCCGTCAGCCTGGAGATTGATATCTCTATTGTTAGGATATGGCTTGGCTTCAATTGGTACAACTGTTGTACCACCGCCGGAACCACCACCACCTGAGTAATAATTATTGATAATAGTATTACCGCCAGATCCGCCACTAGCATTTGCACTCTGTGGAATGGATAATACATCTTTTAGTTGTTGAATATTTGCGGCAGCTTGTTCATAAGCACCAATATTGTTTGCAAGACCCTGGATCTTAGTTGTAAATAATGTTCCGTCTTCACCACCAAGTACTGCTGTCTCAATAATAGGTACTGCAGTTTTTAGATCTTCGGCAAACTCTTCAAAATCAAAATCAGTTCCTTTGAATTGTAGACCAGCAAATAGCTGTAATGATTTACCAATAGAATTAAGTGCTTTACCAGCAGTTGTTAGTTCTTCGGCTTGATCGGCGATCTTTGCGATCTCGTCAAATGGCGACTTAGCACCAAAGAATTCTAGAATAGCAGTGCCAGCACCTGCAAGTGTACCAACAAATTGACCAGCACCAAACTTAGTCAACGCAGCACCGATGTCTCCCATAACAGTAGAGAATTTAGCAGCGTTTTCAACTGTCACACGTTTATCATCTAGAATACCAAGTAATGAAGTAACTTGTTTGTATACACGTTCACCAATAGGATCTTCACCAGTAAATTTAGTTATTGCGTCAGCTGCACCAGAAGCACCTTTACCAAGAGCGAATGCAACAAGACCTGCAGAGATACCACCCATGACAGCAATAAATCCTGCGGTGTCTAATGCGATACCAGGTAGAGCCGGAATTTCTAGAAGCTTCTTGACATTATCAACAATCTTCTGTGCCCAATCTGTTTCTTGGAATTTCGAAACGCCAGCAAGAACAGCAGATCCAGCACCAAAGACAGCAAGACCAGCACCTAGACCA